AACAGCCTGCACCAAACCACAAAACGGAGGGCGACATGCCTTTAACCAAAGAAGAACTGGAACAAATCGGCAGCATGATCGGCCAGGCTGTTGCGACCAATACTGAAGCGGCTATTAAGCCTCTCGCGGAAAAGGTTGATGCGCTACAGGCCAACCAGAAGCAACTCGCTGACACCCTGACCGCAAACTCACGCGCTGAAGAGAAAGCCAAGCGTGATGCGGTTGCCAAGGTCCATGGCGACATCGTGGCTAACGCGCTTTCTGGCGATGCCCTGGACGCCATGTTCAAGTCGCTGGGCGAAGCTGCTCCGCTGGGCACCAACAACGCACAGCAACACAAAGAAACCGGCGCGCCATCTGCTGCCGAATATTTCAAATAAGGAGCCGGAATAATGCCACGTTATCGTCGCGTTAACATTGACGGTCAGTCTCTGTACAAGACCGAAACCCGCACCACGGCCGCCGAGCTACTTCCAGGCACTGCGGCAACCATCAACTCCTCAGATAAGTTTGCTCAGGCCACTGCGCTGACCGGCCGCCTGTACATCATCGATGTCGGTTACCATCAAGGACTGACCATCACAGAAGCAATCCCGTCGGGTGATTCCGCCGTCGGCAACTACGTCGAAGAAGGCCGTGAACTGGCTTTACGCTGCCTTCCTGGGGCGTACAAGAAAGACAGCCCAATCAAGCTGGGCACTGCTGGTCAGTTTACCCTGGCAACATCCGACACTGATTCTGTGATCGGCTACAGCCAGGATGAATACACAATCGCGGCAAGCACCACTGACTTCATTCGCGTGCGTATGCGCGTTGGCACCGTAGCCGCCGCTGGCGCGTAACAAAAGGATAAACGCATATGTACTTTTCTAAAGAGACACTGGCGACTAATGCTCGCCTTGGCGCTCACTGGAATGAGTTGTGGGCTAACCGCAACATGTGGAACGCGCAACATGACTCTATGATTGCCGTCAACCGCGCGCACATGACGCCGGAGATGTTGGCATGTAACGCTGTTGGTGGTTTCGCTCGAGATTTCTGGGCTGAAATTGATAACCAGATTTTGCAGCTGCGAGATCAGGAAGATGGCATGGAAATCATCAATGACCTGATGGGCGTCCAGACCGTACTTTCAGTTGGCAAGACGGCGAAGTTATATAACGTTGTCGGCGACATTGCTGATGATGTTTCTGTGAGCATTGACGGTCAGGCTCCGTTCTCCTTCGATCACACTGACTACGCTAATGATGGCGACCCAATTCCGGTATTTACTGCTGGCTACGGTGTAAACTGGCGTCACGCGGCGGGCCTGAATTCAGTCGGCGTGGATCTGGTGCTGGACTCTCAGATGGCTAAGCTTAAAAAGGTGAATAAGCGCCGTGTAGCTTATTACCTTTCTGGCGATTCGAAAATTCAGGTACAGGGTTATCCAGCCCAGGGCATGAAAAACCATCGTAACACGAAGAAAATTAACCTCGGTTCTGGGGCGGGTGGGGCAAACATCGATCTGACAACCGCCACCACCGAGCAGATCATTGAATTCTTCGGTAAAGGAGCCTTCGGCACTACTGCTCGCGCCAACAAGGTTTCTTCATATGATGTCATGTGGGTGTCGGATGAGATCTGGGCAAACCTGGCTAAGCCGTATGTAGTGAACGGCGTTATCAGTGGTAACGTTCTGCAAGCGGTCCTGCCATTTGCCCCGGTTAAGGAAATTCGACCAACCTTCGCGCTCTCCGGGAATGAGTTCATTGCTTATGTCCGCCGTCGCGATGTGATTTCTCCACTGGTTGGCATGGCTCAGGGCGTTATTGCCCTGCCACGTCCACTGCCTAACGTTAACTACAACTTCCAGATCATGTCTGCTGAAGGTCTGCAAATCACCGCGGACGGTCAGGGCCTGTCTGGCGTTGTCTACGGCGCTAACCTGGCGTAAGGAAACAGCATGGCTAAATACGAAGTTGTGCGCCCATGGTTCGGCGTGAAGGTTGGCGACGTGGTGGATTTTAAAGAGCTTCACCCGGCGCTGAAGTCTAACGTCAGGCTGATGAAAGGCGAGGCAGGTGGTGAGCTGAAACCTGCGACACCTGATGCCGGTACCGGTGAGAAATCTCGCAAAGAGATTATTCAGGACCGCCTGACCCAGTTGGGTATTGAGTTTAAAGGCACCATGGGCGCTGAAAAGCTCAGTGAGCTTTTGCCCGACGGCGAACTCGAAAAGCTTTTCCCTGCTGAATAACAGCCGCCCCTAAGGCGGTTTTTTTATGCCCTGCTCCGGCGGGGTATTTCACGGAGTCGATAATGGTAACTCTCGAACAGGCGAAGGAGTATCTGGAGAGCCAGGGAATTACCATTCCCGATTTTGTTCTTCAGGCTCTCGTCGACCAGGCCAACAGTATTCAGGAGTGTCTCGATGCATATTATCCTGCATCGACCTCGCTGTTGATTCAGCTCTATCTGCTGGCGCTTATGGGGCTCGGGCAGGGGGATAAATACATCTCCAGCCAGACGGCTCCAAGCGGGGCGTCGCGCTCTTTCCGGTACCAGTCGTTCACCGACCGCTGGAAAGCATCAGTGAACCTGTTGCGCGGGCTGGATAAATACGGTTGTGCAACCTCCCTTATTCCTGCCGACCCTACCGCCACCCCGGCATTCGCTGGTATCTGGATCGGGAAGGGCGGCTGCATGTGCGGGGGTAAGTGATGAAGTACAAATCAGTAACGGAAGGCAAGCCGAAGCCTCTCACCCGCGTATGGGTCGAAACTGACACCGGGCGGGAAACTACCGGCTACGTTAAATCGGATGGCGAGTGGCATATCAACTGTGAGCGCATCCGGGCGACCGGCGCGAAGGTGCTGCGCTGGAAGGAGGGCTGATGTCGTCTACTGCTTCATGGTCATACAACAAGCCGTGCACGATATGGCGTAAGGGCGCGGGCGGTAATGACGAGTGGGGCGATCCTGTCGACCCATACGAACCGCCAGAAACCATCATGTGCGACTACATCGGCGGCCTGTCTGCAAAGCTCGGCTCCATTGGTAAAGAGGTTGTCGTAAAAAACACCTTCTTTACTGCGTATGCGTTAGCTGATGAGGGCGACTACATCCTGATTGGTGTTAGCGCTGAGCAGGATCCGGTCGTAGCAGGTGCTGATGAGGTCCGTCACGTGACGCGCTGGAACGACACTCTCGACGGCCTGGAAGATGACTGGGCGATAATTACGGGAGTGTAGTCATGGGTATCAAAGTGAAGGGTATTAGCCAGGCGAAGAAAAACCTTAATGCTCTGGTTGGTGATATTCAGGGGAGAAAGGTCGTTAGAGCCATGCAATCAGCTTTGATTATCGGCGGATCTCAGGCGGCGCTCTATACCCCGATCGATACGTCAACCCTCATCAATAGCCAGTTTCGCGAGATTACTGTAAATGGCAATCGCGTGACTGGCCGGGTGGGTTATTCAGCTAACTACGCTGCATACGTCCATGACCCAAGCGTACCTCAGAACTTCCGCCGGGCGACGGCCAGGAAGGAGTTTTTAACCAAGGGGTTTGAAGACACGCAGCGACAGATCGATGCTGTGATCGCCAAGGAAATGTCTCTATGAATCCTCCTATGTATCAGCGAGTCAGGAACATGTTTGGCGATGCCGGGCTTACTAACGGTTTCCTGGTTCAGCTTCTTAATTTCAATGACCCGAATGATCTTTCGAAAGCGATTATGGTGTTCAGACCAAATGGCGGAACCCCCATCAGAAATGACCTCGGGAACGATAACTATGTCCTGGTCGATGTGATTGGTGCAAAGGACAAAAACCAGGCGGCGGCAACGGCAGCTCAGTCAATCCTTGATTACGTTCAGGCAAATCCTCACGCAGACGAATGCGTGGGTAAGATCGAAAACATGGGCGCTTATCCAACTCCAGTGACGACGGAGGAGGGAAGAATTGTCCTAAGATTACAGTTTGCCTGCACTTTCGGGGACTGAAGAAAAATCATCAACACAAGGTCGCCATCTGGCGGCCTTTTTTTATACATAAAAGAGGTCAAAGATGGCTAATTGCCAAAACTCCAACGAAAGGGTATTCGGCTCGGCAACAGTGCTGGAGCTGGCCTATGGTTGCCCAGATGCCCGGCCTACAGAAGACGACTGGAAGGCTCTCGGTGCGGGAACCAGTAAGGGTCTGGATTTTGCTCCAAACTCGGTCACCTCTGATGCAGACGATACTGCGGGATGGGTAGAAAACATCATCACCAATGCTGACGCGACAATCAGTTTTGATGGTGAAGTGCGGAAACACGACAAACTTGACCAGTTCGGCTACGGCAATCTGGTGAAGTACTTTACTGATGAGATCAATGCCAAGCGCCAGCCGACGCTGTGGGCGCGTATCGCTATCGGTCCAATCGAGTTCTCGGGCTATATGGTGATTTCTAACCTTACGCCAGCAGATGGCGGAAGTAACGACATCATCACGTTTACCGTTGAGTTCAAAGTATCTGATGGCACTACTGTTCAGGTTGTTAATACGGACGCTACACCTTCAACGCCGTTGGCATTCTCCAAAGATTTGCCAGCAACTAAAGCTGCCGATGCAGACAACGACGTCGTTCTTGATGTTGACGTAACAGGTGGTCGCCCAACTTACAGCTACAAATGGTTCCTTGGCAGCACTCAGATCGATTCAACTGCAAACCCTACGGCGGCAACAGCCACACTCTTGTTGCTTGGCGTTACAACTGCCTCGAGCGGTAGCTATCGCTGTGAAGTCACAGATAGCGACGGAAATAAAGTCACCTCAACTACCTGCGCTCTCACTGTTACCGCATAGCGAACATTACAAAGGCTGTCGACTGGCAGCCTTGATAATGACCGTTGATCAGGAAATATCATGGCCGCTTTAAGAGAAATTGGCGAAATAGGCATAAGTGACAGCCGTGAGGGCGGAAAAGATTACTTGTTACGACCGTCTTTCGAGGCAATGACAAGAATCGGTGAGCCGCATGAAATTGTTGAGATATACGCTGATATCCATGGTCGCGAGGCGGAAAAATTAATCTCTGTCAACAACGGGTAAAAAGTGATCCACTTACCGCCACCACCAACGGTTTAATATTGATCCACCTTGTTTACTCAGGATTAGCTTCAGCTATAACCCCGGCCTTTCGTTTCTGCTTCAGTCGATAGCTTTCCCCTTTTATTTGCACGACGTGTGAGTGATGTAAGATCCGGTCCAGCATCGCCGATGTCAGCGCTGCATCACCGGCGAACGTCTGATCCCACTGCCCGAACGGCAGGTTGGAGGTCAGGATCATCGCGCTCTTCTCGTAACGTTTGGCGATGACCTGGAAGAACAGCTTGGCTTCCTCCTGACTGAACGGCAGATAACCTATTTCATCGATGATAAGCAGCTTCGGGGCCATGACACCACGATTGAGAGTCGTTTTGTAACGGCCCTGACGCTGTGAAGTGGACAGCTGTAGCAGCAGGTCCGCTGCTGTTGTGAAGCGAACCTTGATGCCCGCCCGTACTGCTTCGTAGCCCATGGCTATCGCCAGATGCGTTTTTCCCACGCCCGATGGCCCCAGCAACACGATGTTTTCGTTACGCTCTATGAAGCTCAGGGATCGCAGCGACTGGATTTGCTTCTGAGGAGCGCCGGTGGCGAAGGTGAAGTCGTACTCCTCGAACGTCTTTACCGCCGGGAAGGCTGCCATCCGCGTGTACATCGCCTGTTTACGCTGATGCCGGGCCAGTTTCTCCTCATGTAACAGGTGCTCCAGGAAGTCCATGTAGCTCCATTCCTGATCCACCGCCTGTTGCGACAGCGCCGGCGCTGCGCCGATAAGACTGTCCAGCTGGAGCTGTTCGGCAAGCACCATCAGCCGTTGATGTTGCAGTTCGACCATCATGCGGCTCCTCTGCAGAACGTGTCATAGATGGAGAGCGGATGATGCAACGGCTGCCTGTCGAAGGTCATCAGGCTTTCATCAACCTGCACGTCATACTGTTTTTTCTCCGGTGGCAGTGCCAGCATGGATTGCTGTTCCTCCACCCAGCGATCGCAGGGGCGGGTCTGGATAGTTTCATGCTTACGTTGATTGGCCACATCGTACAGCCAGCGCAGGCCGTAACGGTTTGCGGTTTCAACATCGACGGTGATCCCCATCGGACGCAGGCGTGTCATTAACGGGATATAGAAGCTGTTGCGGGCGTACTGCACCATCCTCTCCACCTTGCCTTTAGTCTGCGCCCTGAAGGGACGGCACAGGCGGGGAGAGAAGCCCATCTCTTTGCCGAACTGCCACAGGGAAGGATGGAACCGGTGCTGCCCGGTCTGGTAAGCATCACGCTGCAGCACCACCGTTTTCATATTGTCGTACAGGACTTCCTGCGGTACACCGCCGAAGAAGCTGAACGCATTGCGGTGACAGGCTTCCAGCGTGTCGTAGCGCATGTTGTCGGTGAACTCGATGTAAAGCATTCTGCTGTATCCCAGAACAGCGACGAACACATGCAGGGGTGACTTGCCGTTTCGCATGGTCCCCCAGTCAACCTGCATCTGCCGTCCGGGCTCGGTTTCGAAGCGAACGACCGGTTCTGCCTGTGCTGGCAGGGTCTGTTTACGGATGAACTCTCTCAGGATAGTAAGCCCTCCACGATAGCCCAGCTCCATGATTTCCCTGGCAATAACGGTCGCCGGGATTTTGTAGGGATGCGCATCGCTGATCCGCTTAGAGATGTAATCACGGTATTCATCGAGCAGTGATGATGGTGCCGGGCGTGGTGAATACTGCGGCTTTTCAGATTTGGCTTTCAGGTGGCTGCGGACAGTATTGCGCGAAATACCCAGCTCCCTGGCAATGGCCCGGATACTCATTCCCCGCTTGTGCAGGACTTTAATTTCCATACGAATCTCAAAAGTGATCATAAGCTCCCCTGTATTCAGAGGAGCAGATTAACCCCTGGATCAATTTTCAACCGCTGGGGTGGATCAGTTTTGCACCGTTGGTAACAGGTACGGGTTATGTACGTGCCGGCCTGGCCATCCCGTATGGTAACGTGCCCCGTGATGACGTGGCGGCTACGCTGGCTGAACTCATTGAGCAACCTGCCGTCAGCCGCGTCATCATTGAGCTGACGTCTGGCGATGCTCCTGTCCGTGAAGCCATACAGAAGCTGGCGGGCCGATAAAAGGCAGCGCACGTACCAGCAGGCTGCAGGCCCCCAGGCGTTTACAATAAACTTTCCAGCCAGTCGGTAAACGCCCGTACTTTTCGGGAGAGATGGCGGTGCGGATACAGAAGTTACAGTTTGCGATTCGGGGACGTATTATCTGGCAGAACCTCTACCAACAGCCCGCGATCGAGATAAGGCTGCAAAAAAATATTCATGCCCTGTAGTATTCCCAGCCCCGCCAGGCCTGCTGCAATGTAGGCTTCTGAGTTATCCACGACAAGCCTGCCTGGAAGTTCAATTTCGGTGGAGCCCTCTGACGTCCCGAATGTCCAGGGCATAACTTGTCTGTTGCTGCTGTTAATCCAGTTGACGGCCTGATGCTGCTGCAACTCGTCCATTGTTTCCGGGGTGCCGTGTTGATCAAGATACGCAGGACTGGCGCAGGTCGTCATTTTAACGGTTCCCACCTCCTTTGCGATATAGTCGCCATCGTCCAGCTCCCCCACCCTCAGTATGCAGTCCAGGCCATCATGCAGCATATTCCGTCGGCGGTCTGAGCTGCTCAGGATAATTTCAATTCCGGGATGCTGGCGATAAAAATCAGGCAGGTTGGGTATAACAAGTAAAGCCGCAAACGCGACAGGCATATCTATGAGCGAATAGCGGGCGTCAAAATGATAGCGACAGGAAAGTTCTGCCATATTAAACATAACAACCCTTGGGCGCACCGCCGCAGGCGCCCTCAGCACGTTTCTGCGGCCTCCCGCCTGTTTCCGGCACCTTTCAAACGCCCCTGATGATTTCTGCGCGTCTGCATGGCTATGCAGTGAGATCTGCTCTCCACCGATTAGTGCATGCAGATTTTGGAAACGTCCAATTCTGGCACGAAGCGGTCACCCCGGCGGGGTGCAGTCCGCTGTCAGCGAAAACGGACATTGAGCCAATCAAATAATCTGTGCCAGAATTTGTCATTGAGGCTAGTACTTTCGAGTAGATCTATTTCCCGCCCGTACTCTTAAACTCATCTATCTCATCCTTCTACGACTTATTACCGGGAATATAAAACCCCGCCGAAGCGGGTTTGGTAATTTGAGTTTTTCTCAGGCGGCCATCTTTCTGCATTGTTCGGCGCAGTGATGACAAGCGCTTGAGCAATCCTGACAATGGTCATGTTCATGCTTTCCACACTCGTCACCGCACTTCTGACAAACATCAGCGCAAAGACGGCAAAGATCCTGGGCAGACCCGCTATTTAGTGTCATGAATTGAGCTGCAAGACGGCAGATATTTGCACACTGCATATCCAGTTTTATGCACTCGCGCATCATCTCCAGATTCTCTTCGTCGAGACACGAAGCCGCACAGTTATCACATGCCGTTGCACATAGATAACAGGCTTCGATGCATTTTTTGTATTCGTCTAACATAATTTCTCCTTAGCTAAGGTTACGTATTAAGCATGGAAGAGATAACTGATTATTCAAATTTTGAATTAGTTAATTACCTTTTCAGCATTTCATATCATTGATTCAAAGTGCATCTCTAGGGTTACCTAATTCACCTATGTCTACTTCTGGCACAATGCAGAAATGAGATAGATTTACTTTATCCGCTTCTCGCTCAAAGCTGTCCGTAATCCCTTGCCTGCTTAAAAAAACCGGATTAACGTGTGATGTTTTTACGTTTTCCAGGCAGCCTTCATCGGTAAGTACCTGTCTTACAGACTTCAATGCACTTAGTTAAGAAACATCCTAATCGTCCTTTCGCCGATCGCGAGATCTGTTATGGCAGCTAAACTCGATTGATACCCCAATCCGCGGGGCAGCATTTCCTTTCCGCACGCAAGAAGGAGAAGATCATGAAAGCAGTAATTTACAACGGTCCTTATGATGTAAAAGTAAAAGACGTACCGGATGCGAAAATTGTCCGCCCCACGGATGTACTCGTCCGCATCACCACCACCAACATTTGTGGGTCGGACTTGCACATGTATGAGGGCCGGACCAGCTTTGAACAGGGACGGATTCTGGGTCACGAAAACCTGGGTGAAGTGGTCGAAATTGGCTCAGGCGTTGAACGTATTAAGGTGGGCGACTATGTTTGTCTGCCGTTTAACGTGGGATGTGGTTTTTGCGAAAACTGTGAAAAAGGTCTGACCGGCTTTTGTCTCACTACCAATCCGGGTACGGCAGGCGCAGCTTATGGTTTTGCTGAAATGGGTCCCTGGGAGGGAGGTCAGGCGGAACTGCTTCGGGTGCCATTTGCCGACTTTAACTGCCTTGTTCTTCCCCCTGATGCGGCAGAAAAAGAAGATGATTATGTGATGCTCTCTGACATTTTTCCTACCGGCTGGCATGCAACAGAACTTGCCGGATTGAAGCCTGGTGAAAGCGTGGCCATTTATGGCGCGGGGCCGGTCGGTTTGATGGCAGCTCATTCGGCGATCATTAAAGGTGCTTCACAGGTGTTTGTGGTTGATACGCACACAGACCGGTTGGCTCTGGCTGAAAAAATGGGGGCGACGGGCATCAATGCTACTGGCGATGAAGCTGTACAAAAAATTCTCGACCTGACGGATGGACGCGGTACGGATTGTGGCTGCGAATGTGTTGGCTATCAGTGCTGTAACAAACATGGCCATGAAGATAACTCTGTTACCATGAACAGTCTTGTTGCGTCGACGAAAGCAACCGGGGGAATTGGTGTGGTTGGCGTCTTTATTCCTCAGGATCCGGGGGCTGAATCGGAGCTTGCCAGAGAGGGTAAGATGCCATTTGATTTTGGGAGTTTCTGGTTTAAAGGACAGGCAATCCGTACCGGCCAGGCGAACGTTAAGGCCTATAACCGTCAGCTGTCTCGCCTCATCCATCACGATAAAGCCAGTCCGGGCAAAATAATTTCTCATCGTCTTTCGCTTGAAGAGGCTCCTGCCGGATATAAGCACTTCGATGAGCGGGATGAAGGATGGACGAAGGTTATCCTTAAGCCTTAAATAGAGTTATCCGGTATGAGAAAGCAAAAACCGGGAAAGAATGTATGACTTTTGACAGGGTGCAATAAAATATCCTGTCAGGGCGTTATTATTCATACTTTCAGCTGCCAGGCGCTTCCATATCCAGACTTGTTCCCTGATTTTGCCGACGAGATAGCAAAATTAATACATTCAGGAGGAGGCATCTGCGGTTGATCTGTTCCGTATTTATTAACGCCCTGTGCTGTAAGTATTGTCTGCCTCTACCACATAGCAGACATGTGCGCAGGAACGGTCCGCTATGAGCGAAAAGCGGACTTCCGGTCCTTGCGCAAACTCCCGTTCCGAGAAGTTGCAGTTCACAAATCACCTGTTAAAGAAGGTATGGTAGCCCACAGCATTAATTTTGCTTCCATCTTCAGTCAGACTGGCCGGTACCGGCTTCCGATAAGTTTCGTCGGCTGAGGCCCGCTAAAGTAGAGAGGTCAAAAAATAACCTTGACGTACAATAATTTTCGATATCCAAACTGACCCCTAATTAGGTGGACACCTGATGACTGACTTAAAATTTCTATCACGCCAGCGTTACACATCCGCAGTCGCATCTTGCGGGGTTCAGCGGGGTGTTGCAGGCGGACGTGCACGTGCGGACGCCCTCTGACACCACGACCGAAGCGCTGTGCCGTATCGGCGAGCTGTATGGCATCGAGGCGGGCATCCGGGGCAAAAGCGCGGCGGAACGGCTGGCCATTCGGCAGGAAAAAGCGGTACCGCTGCTGACCGCGCTGGAGGGCTGGCTGCGTGAAAAGCAGAAAACGCTGTCACGGCACTCGGAGCTGTCGAAGGCGTTCGCGTACGCGCTGAACCAGTGGGATGCGCTGAAATTATACCTGCGGGAGATTACTGATACAGAACACGCCGGGAATGTGCCGCCATTGACGCAATGACGACACAGCCCTTTTTAACCGTTCCGTGAGAGTTCCCTGGCAATATACTGTGCGGTACGGCTTTCTTTGACCTGCGATACCTGTTCGGGAGTTCCTGCGGCAACCAGGCGTCCTCCCTCATGTCCCGCTCCAGGACCGATGTCGATAACCTGGTCTGCCTGAGTAACCGCCCGCATATCGTGTTCAATCATTATCACCGTATTTTCTGCATCAACAAGCCGCTGCAGCTGCACAAGGAGGCGGTCGGCGTCTGAAGCATGCAGGCCGGTTGTCGGTTCATCTAGGATATACAACGTGTGGCCACGTTGGCTACGTTGTAGTTCGGTTGCCAGCTTGATCCTTTGCGCCTCCCCTCCGGATAACTCGGTTGCTGGTTGTCCCAGACGCAGGTAGCCCAGACCAATTTCACTCAGCAGACGGAGGGGACGAGCCACTGGTTCTTCAGTCGCAAAGAACTGACTGGCTTCATCCACCGTCATATGCAGGACCTCCGCGATATTTTTGTCCTGCCAGCAGATCCTGAGAGTATCCCGGTTATACCGCGCGCCATGGCAGGTCGGGCACGGTGCATACACGCTCGGCATAAACAACAGCTCCACGCTGACGAATCCTTCACCTTCACAGGTTGCACAGCGGCCTTTTGCCACATTGAAAGAGAATTGACCCGCATCGTAATGATGGAGTTTGGCGTCAGTCGTTCCGGCAAAGAGCTTACGAACAGGATCAAACAACCCGGTATATGTCGCCAGGTTTGAACGGGGGGTCCTGCCTATCGGTTTCTGGTCAACCTGAACCAGACGCTTTACCAGTCCGGTATCACCGGTCAGGGTACCGTACGTTTTCTCCGTTACGGATGGCCCCTCAGCGTCGCTGGCTTCGGAAAGCACGTCTTCTGGCTCACCGCCAAGTGAAGAAAGCACCAGTTCCGGTAAGGCCTGGGCAATCAGACTGGATTTACCGGAGCCAGAGACTCCCGTCACGGCTGTCAGCACACCCAGAGGAATATCAACATCGATCCACTTAAGATTGTGGCGATGGATCCCCTGCAGTTTCAGCCACCCGGATGGGATACGGGCAAAAGATTGTGGTGGCCGGACTTCATCAAATAAATAACGCGCGGTACGAGATTGGGTGACGGCTTTCAGATCTTCAGGAATACCACTGTAGAGAACATGTCCTCCCTGTTCACCAGCCGACGGTCCCACATCAACAAGCCATTGCGCCCGTCGCATCAGGTTAAGATCATGTTCAACGACAAACACCGAGTTGCCGGCATCACGAAGGTTCTCAAGCGCATCGTAAAGCGCTTTACTGTCTGAGGGGTGCAGACCCGCAGACGGTTCATCAAGAACATAGACCACACCAAACAGCATCGAACTGAGTTGCGTGGCAAGACGCAGTCGCTGAAGCTCTCCTGCAGATAGAGTTGGGGTTGCTCTGTCCAGCGTAAGATAACCCAGCCCCAGCTTCTGCAACTGATACAACCGGGCCATGACACCACCGGTCAGCCGTTGTGCCGCCAGTCGTTTCTCTTCCGATAACGCCGATGTCCGGCAGACATCGGCGTTATCGGAATGGACCGCTTTTCCGGATGCAGCACGCTCTGTCAGATCCCGACGGGTGATATCCCTGTCGGCATCTGCGCCGGCGTGGTGGGCACTGAAATCCCCCCGGGAGATTGGAAGGAGCAATTCCGCCAGCTGGTCTAAGGGCATCTGCATAAATTCACCAATGTCCACACCGGCAAAGGTGACGGACAATGATTCTGACTTCAGTCTTTTCCCGTGACAGACCGGACACAGCTTGCCTTCCATAAAACGGGAGACTCGTTTTCTCATCAACGCGCTTTGCGTGCTGGCGAAGGTATGTAGCACATAACGACGTGCCCCGGTGAAGGTCCCCATATAACCCGGCGTCATTTTTTTCCTGACGGCTTCGCGCGTATCTTCCGGACTCAGTCCCGGGAAAACCGGTACAGTGGGGGTGTCTTCGGTAAAAAGGATCCACTGACGGTCTTCCGCTGGCAGATTTTTCCAGGGAGTGTCGATGTCATACCCCAGCGTCACCAGAATATCCCGCAGATTCTGTCCGTGCCAGGCCGGGGGCCAGGAAGCAATAGCCTTTTCACGGATACTAAGTGAGGGATCGGGCACCATCAGTGTTTCAGTTACCTCATAGATATGGCCCAGACCATGGCAAGAAGGGCATGCCCCCTGCGGCGTGTTGGGAGAAAAATCCTCGGCATACAGCATCGGTTGTCCGGCAGGATAAGCGCCCGCCCGTGAGTACATCATTCGCACCAGACTGGATAAGGTGGTCACGCTGCCGACAGAGGAGCGCGCGTTACTGGCACCGCGTTGTTGCTGAAGCGCAACGGCTGGCGGCAGTCCGTCAATGGCATCCACATCCGGAACCCCGACCTGATCAATGAGGCGACGAGCGTAGGGGGCAACCGATTCAAAGTAGCGCCGTTGCGCCTCAGCATAAATGGTGCCAAAGGCCAGTGAAGACTTACCCGAGCCTGACACACCCGAAAAAACAACCAATGCGTTGCGCGGAATGGAAACATCCACCTCTTTAAGGTTGTTCTCGCGAGCACCGCGAATCACAACTGAATTGTTGTCGTCAGTCAGGATGGGATGATAACCGAAAAGTTTCTTTGCCATAGAATTTCCTGTGCTAGGTGTGTCCGCTCTTAATAAGGCCACCTCTTGTGACGGTATCTGGTGTGCCGGACCGCTCGATCAGAAAGCCCGTCGAAAAAAGCGTTTGTGTGACTGGAAACAGATTGCTGAAGCTGGGCCCGGTGGTACCATGTGGGACACCGCTGAAGTTTCAGCGGTACCCTGCGGATCCGCCTTCTGTATGAGAACTGGCTGGCGGCGTACCCGGGACCGGAGATTTGGCTCCCGTGATAATGCGGGCTCCCCGGTACGCGACGCTGTGGTTCCAGACCCAGCTGATGGCGACACTCAGGCGGTTTCGGGTACCAATTAAAAAATACAGATGAATAATGCACGTGATTTCATATGTCATTTCCTTTCATTACAGTTTTAGACCCCATCAGACATCTGCCTGGCAGAGTTAACGGAGATAGGAGCGGACTATCGAAATGGTGTCGTCGATTGACCTCTTCTGCGACTCATTTCGTTTGCCCGTATCGGGGAATTCCTCCCGAAGATAGCTTTCCAGAACAACCGCCATCAGGTCGTTAACGGCTCCCTGGACTGACCCCGCCCCGGTAGACGATCCTGCCCTATAGTTTGAGTATAGGAGGAGCGTATGGGCACACCACGATTTACACCTGAATTTAAGGAAGAAGCCGTCCGTCAGATAACGGAACGCGGTTATTCCGTCGCCTAAGTATCTGAGCGTCTGGGCGTCTCTGCACACCGCCTCTACAAGTGGCTACGGGCTATCAAACCTGATAACAGCGAGCAGCATGCCCGGGATTTACTGGAAGCTAAAAGCGAGATCCTGAAACTCCGGGCGCAGCTAAAACGCACCGAAGAAGAACGGGATATCCTGAAAAAGGCCGCGCGGTACTTTGCAAAGGAGCCCGACTGAAGTACCGCTTTATCAATGAGCACCGAACTGTATGGGGTGTGATGACGATGTGTCGGGTACTGAATGTCGCCCGGGCCGGGTTCTATGCGTGGCTGCATAACCCTGTCTCGGCGCGTGATAAAGATAACCAGCGCCTGCTGATGCTTATCCGCGACTCATATTCCCTGAGCGGAGGCGTATACGGTTACCGGCGGGTTCATGGCGATCTGAACGAAATCGGGGAAACCTGTGGTAGAAACCGGGTGGGTCGGATCATGCAACTGGACCGGATTAAAGCTGTGCGCGGCTATAAAGCGCCACGTCGTATCGCTGGCAGGCCTTCAGTCGTTGCTCCTAATCTCGTGCAGCGGCAGTTCACCGTTGTCCGGGCCACCCAGGTCTGGGTCACCGATATTACTTATATCCGCACCTGGCAGGGCTGGCTGTATCTGGCGGTGGTTATCGATCTCTTCGCCCG